AAGGAGAAAAAAATGATTAGTATAAATGAAAGTAAATTTGATTTTAAAATGATAGGAATATCACCCGAAATAGAAGATGGTTCACATCAAAAAGAGTTTGAGTGTTCACTTGAAGATTTTTTAATAGAAAATAAAAATGGGTTTTTTATAACTTCAGATGAAATGTATCAAGCGATTATGAATGCAAAAGAAGATGTTCCAATTTATGAAGTGTCTGATAAAATATTAGTTTTTAAAAGGAGGAAATAATGACAAATTGGGAGATCTTTCAACTCATCATAGGGGTAACTTTTTTAGTTATCCTTATGTCAATTGGTAATTAATTTACCCGATCCATCAATCTCAATACCCGATTGATTCTTGGCCTTGTTCTGGAGCTTCTGGAGTTCCTCCAGGACTTCTTCTTTAGACAAGGCATCTACCCGACCATGCAACACCGCTTTCTTCTCTACCAATAGCCCGACGGCTTTCATGCGTAACTCTTCAGCTTTAATAGCTGGTCCCCAACTTCCATCTTGGACTGCTGCGTCCCGAATTGATTTAAGATCCCGAAGTGATCTATCTAAAGTAACATGGTTTCGGTGTTGGGCCTCATATCTTAATTCTTCTATCCCGATCATAACACTTTTGTTCTTCATATTACGATTAGCTTGAACGGCAGGGTGATTGTAGCCTGCCCTTCGGGCAGCCTCAGTCTGGGACATATCATGATAGACTATGTTCTCGACAAACTTCTGTTGCTGTTGTGTCAGGTTCACTGACAACCCCGATTGGTTTTGTTCAACCTCTTCCGTCTCGATTATTTCTATTCTCTCTTCTTCCATTTGTTCCAGTCTCCTCCGGTAAGGTATAGTAGGTGGTGGGGCGTTAGCCCACCCCTACCTATATATATTATATAGACAAGCTGCACAAGCTGAACATTTCCTTATAATTCAATAACTTAAAGTACTAGCCCACATAAATCAACCCGAATGAGCTAGCTGGTCAAGCACTTTTTATTATCTATACAAAACAATAGCTTACAAGGAGGGGTGCTAGCCCATAGCTCACCCACCCCCCTGAGCCAGTGGGCTAGTGGTCAAGCACTTTCATAATAAAATAAAATACTTTACATATTATATTATACCATGTTATACATTGATTCGGTAAAGAGAGGAGAGAGGAAAATGCCAGAGTATAATATCAGATTAACAATAAGAACAAGTATAGAAAAGTATGTTGAAGCTGACTCATTAGAGCAAGCTGAGGAATTGTTGTGGCAAGATTTAATTGATATGGATCCGCAGCATGGTCATTACATTTTAATTAATGGTTCTAAAACATATGAATTTTTAAATAAGGAAGAAGTCAATGGCAAAGATCAATATGATATCGAAGACATGGAAAAAGAATTATAACTTAATGGAGAGTAAGATGGGAAAAAGAACAATGCCCGGTAAAACAAGAAAGAGTAAAGGTAAGAAAGTATCACATAGGCCCGTTAGGTCACAAAATGTATATTTCGATGAAGACACACGAACTTGGTACAAAAGACCAGAACTAAAACAAGGAGAAGTATAATGCTTAAATTACAAATAGAAAAAAACATACCCATTCCTAGAAAAAAAGATACAAAACATTCTAAAGGCAGCAAGTATGGTTTTCACTTATTATGGAAAAAATTTGAAGTTAACGATTCTATTTTAGTAGAAGAAAAGAAAGTACTTATGGCCTTTTTATCTAATGCACATCATCGTGTTAAAAGAGGTAATTCTGATCACAAGTATGTGAGTAGACAAGTTGGTGATAGTAAATGGCGAATATGGAGGATAAAATAATGGTTAGAGTATTAGACATAGTTCCAGACCCCAATGACAAAGTATTTGCTGTACTAGTTACATTTAAAAAGGACGACGGAGAAATATATAAAAAATTATTTGGTCCGTTTTTTGATGATGGTACGTCCGATAATTTTGTAAAAGAAGAGGTTGAATGGCATCCTAAGTTCGGAAAAGAGATAATAAAACATGAGATTTTATTAGTACATCCAACATATGAAGTAAAAAACCCTATTCAACCGAAAGGAAAATGATATAATGAAAAGCATGAAAGACGAACATGAAGAAGAGTGGCAAATTATAAGCTACCCTGGAACAGAAGAAGAAGCTATTGAAGCCTTCGCTGAATCTTTGGGTAACTTAACAAGCCATGTGCAACAAGAATTAAAAAGAGGTGTCTTTGACGAAGAAAAGGTCAACACCTTAATGACGTTGCTTTCCGTTGTCATACGAGAGTATGATTTTATTACACTTAAAAACAAAACAATACACTAATGGTTACCATAAATATAACGATTCAAGGGGTATCACCTCTGATGTGTAATCGATTTACGGATGAAGCAGCACGAGCAGCTACGTCTGGAGTTAGTTCAAACAATCGTGGAGAAGCACTCACCGAACACGAACAGTGTGAAAAGAAACTGTACATGCATAAAAAGAAAGCATGCATTCCACAACCCAATCTTACATCTTCTATAATGGAAGGTGGACGTTTTCATAAGATTAAAAATAGATCTGTTACCACGCAACAAAAATCTATGATACCTGCGTGTGTAAATATTATTGAAACTATGATCCCAATAAAAAGTAAAAAAGGATGGACTGTTGACAGTCGCCCAGTTCGAGTTCCCGCAACGGGAGGTCGCATACTTGCATTTAGGCCTATCTTTTTTGACTGGGAATTAGATTTTACTTTAGAATTAGATACAGAAATAGTATCACTACCATTGCTTAGGCAAATTGTTGACGACGCAGGAAAGAGAGTTGGATTGGGAGACTACCGTCCGGATAAGAAAGGTCCGTACGGCAAATATGTGGTAACAAAATGGCAAGTAAAAAGAAAAAAGGGTTCACAGAGCCAAAAATAATAGAAATAATACAGCGCAAATTAGACAATAAGTTTGCTGTCTGGGCTAAGCTAAGGATTACAGATTATAATATCTGGTCTTGGTACAGTGGTAGATGGGTTTGTGTTGGTGTTGCAAAAACAAAGTCACTGGCTCGGAAGAAAGCCCAGGAGTTTGATTGGAACACATTGAAATTAAATAGTTAATATTTAATCATGGCTGGGTTAGGCGGTGCCCTGCAATGTACGGCATAGCCACGCATTGCGTAGCACAGCACAGCACTGCTTTGCTTTGCAAGGAGAGTATAATGGAAGAACCGAGAATATTTGTATCCGTCAATATGGATTACATGCTCATAACAATAGACGGCGTACCTTACAAGAAAAAATTAGAAGATGATTTTCTTGTTTTTATTAATCAACAAGTAGCAGAATCAATGAGGGAGAGAAATCGTGTTAATGATAAGAGTAATATTTAATTTAGGCGTATTGTTTGTCTTTGCATTTTTAATATCGTTATTAGTTGGCTGCACAACTGTAGATCCAACGCCCTGCGTTCCAATGCATATTGGAGTGGGTTATGANAGCGACGGAATGTTAAGAACAATTCAAGTAGAAGAAATGGGTTGCCCCAGAATANATAATTACAAGGGAATACAATGAAAAGAAAACGATGGACAGAGGAGCGAATAAAAAAATTAACAGATCTTTGGAATAAAGGTTACACAGCAGATCAGATATCCTTGCATTTTGGTGATGTTACTAGAAATGCTGTCATAGGAAAAATACATAGGCTTGGCTTATCAAGTTTTGGAGCACGATCCGGGAAGCCTGTAACAATGCCTTCATATTCTTTCAGCAAAAAATAATCAATATCTATTGACGAACAATCTTAAACATACTACATATGGGATTGCTCCCACGATTATGTATCCCAATATAATTGTGGTTCCTTCGTTACGAGGGCCGGTATATCCTTCTTTTCATTTTAAATAAACCGGTCCTCACTTTTTACTTGATTATCCCACAAATATATATATATGTAGTAACCATTGGTAATTACTGAGGAGAAAAACATGCCAGACATTCAAAAATATAAGAGTATAGCTCTTAATCATGATTCATACGAAAAGCTTGCAGCTATTGCTGATGCAAATAATAGAGCCAAAGGCAGAGAGCTTGCAGGCATGATTGATAAAAGACACAGAGAAGTTATTGAAAAACAAAAAAATGACAAATGACTCAAGACATTCAAGATCAAGAGTTAGCTAGAGAAATTAAAAAATATTATGATGAAATGATTGGGAGAGGTTTCTCTCCTGGTCAAATAACTATCATGAGTATCATGATAACAATCAGCCAATACGTTATAACAAAGGGTGTTGGTTCTGGCATATCATTAATGACGGCTTGCCTTAACTCTATTATGTCAGGTGATGAAATAAATATAACTAAAATAAAAGGGTACCAAGATAACTTAGAAGAAGAGCTAGGTGATGATTGGTTAGAAGAAAATGAGTACGAAGAGGCTGAGTACATAGTAGAAGGCAATGTCCTTTACCACGATTTTAAGCCCAAAGAAGACTAATCCTCAACAACGTAAGAAAATTCCGCATTAGCTAATCCACGACGACGACTAAAGAAAAGTAAATTTTGTTTTTCTTCGGCTATGCAGTTAGT